TCGAGCATCTCCGGTGCAAACCGTTTAAGGTGTTCAATTTCGGCTTCTGTCGTCTTGACCGTGAATCCCGAGATAGGTGCGAAAACCTTGTTGAGTATCTTAATTTGCATCTGCGGGGTTATATCCACTGGAGTCAATACCCCGGTTTTCCCTTTTCTTACATCGCCGATTTTAGTCTCAAGCCTCCTTATTGCCTGACCCCCCGCAGGTATTAGCACAAAAGGTGCCGTGCCAATAACCCCACTTACAAAGGCGTTTGCCGTGTTCTCTAGTAAGGCTTGGTTCTGGTCCACTGTCTTGATAGCTGCGTTATGTACTACCTCTTGGAAGAACTCTTGTCCACCCTGATTCACAAAGTCCGTTATCATCCCAACAGTAAGGTTCTTCCACCCATATTTCTTAGCTGCGCCCTGTACTATATTAGTGGCCGTGTTCTTCCCCAGAGACCGCGCAAATGCACCGGCCCCAAATCCGAATGCACCTACAAATATGGTATCACCCAGCGTCTCTATCGCTGCCGATATTGCCCCGTATGTATTCGCCAATTTAAGTGCTCTATCATGCGAGGCTCCATGCGCTATTGCATCCTTATATATGTCATGCCCCTCGACCGACAAGGTAATCCCAAATGCCAATGAACCGCCTAGCGCTAACCCAGCAGGGCCACCCATCCAACCGGCAGCGATAAGCCCAGTAGCAACTGTATATGGCAGAGTATTAGCCATAGTTTCAGTCCACAAGAGGGGATCCTTTAATGCTGATGGGTCATTCTTAACGCTATCAACAAACCCCGCTGCATATACTGACTGGAGTTGTGGCCGTTGAGCCATCCATTCTTGAGCTGCCATATCCGCCGCATCATACATATCTTTATAATGCTTCTGTGCGTCGGCTCTTAACGCATTGATTTCCGCCGCCTCCTCTGCCGTGTAGGTGTTTATAGCCGGGGTTGTAAAACCAATGACACCCACATTAGCTGCCCCAGGGATAAACGGGTCTATTATTGGTTTGTTGTCTCCTTCCTTGATTTCAGGATGTGTAGCGGAAAATTGCAATATCGCAAAATTCTTGATGTCTTGGCCCAAGCCGACACTCTGAGCCACAATAGCGTCTATTGTATTCTTAAACCAATGCTCGTTCTTGTTCTGCTCCAGCACATTCTCCTGATATGCCTCATAGCCGACCAGCCCCGAATACTGCACAATGTTTCTGTAAGTCGGCGGCATACTCTCTAAAGCCTTCGTGTCTATGACTTGGCCGTAGGGAAGAAGTGTCCATTCGCCTTTGTCTATCTTGGCTTTTGTTTCATCTCCCAAGGTTGCCAGCGTGAATTGATTTGTGGCTCTAATAATGTTCACAGCAAGGTTTGGGTTATCCTCCCCTGCCTGGTAAGCTGCCCTTGAGTCAAAGCCCTCGGGTGTGATATATGGCCTGATTAGGTTGTAATCCTCAGTGGACATACTCGATGGCTGAATAATCGAGGTGTACTTGTCCCGAAATTCAGAGCCTTCGAGATAGCTCATGTATTCCTTGTCGCCGAGTAGGGCTACGTAAGTATTCTGAAACCACTCCCAATCATCCTGTCCCCACTCCTTCTCAGAAATAGCCTTGTGGGCTTTGTACAGACTGTACCACTGGGCATCGGATACAGCTTTATTATATTCATCGACGGCATTGTTATAGCCCTCCAAACCTTCACTCTGAAACGCATCTATAAGATACTGGTTACCGGATGCCTTCACTTGACTTTCAGCCTCACCCAGAAGCCATTGGTTATATTTATCGATGCCTAATTCGTTAAGTTGGGACCTTGATTTCTCAGGGAGGGCAGTATAAAACTCTTCCTTAACCCACTCCCCTGTATCGAGTTTAATCAGCCCATTTTCCCCCTTCCTTCCCGCTTCCGCTGGCTTTGTCTGATAATAGTCTTCAGGCTTCTGCCAACTGAACATCTTTGATACCCGAATTACATTGTACCCAGCATCCTTGGCCTTCTGCTCAGCCAAACTGTTACTCAATGCCTCCACAAAGATCAGGCTGCCATCTCTTAATGTTATCTTGTAGGTGTTAGGCGTGTAATATGTCCTCATGGCACCTATGCAAGTACCCTTGCTTTCAGCACTTGCCACTTTATCAAGCTCATCCTGCGTTATCCCGATTATAGTTATTCGCGGAGGAGTTATACCCTTTTTATCTTCGCCTTCTGGTGGCTTAATAACAGGAGGCTTACCCCCAGCGCCAGTACCAACACCAGTTCCTGTCAAAACATCTATCGTTTTCTGTGTTATGGTTGCCCCATCCCCACTACCCAGCATTTCTAGGTACTCATCAACGCCATAATTGGTTCCATGGCTCTCATTGTAGTCGGCTACCTGCTGTTCCAGCCTTTCCCTTACTATGTCCTGAGTTGCCGTGGAGGGTGGAGCCCCCGATGCGAGAGCTGCATTATATTTATCAAGCAAGCTCTGTCTTGCACTCGCGGTTAACCCGGTCAATGAGTTCAGGTACTGTTGCACTGACAAATTAGTCCCTTGGGCCGCGTTCCAGTCGCTGACCTGCTGGTCCAGCCTTTGTTGTATGATTCGATTGATTTGTGATGGTCTGATCGCCATTTTATATTCTCCCCCGGCGACGGTTGAAGCGTTTTAGCGTAAGCACGGGATTCACGCGCCGTTGCATCAGTGTCGTTACCCTGTACCTGCGCTTGCCCACCTTGGTGGGATTCTTCACCACATCGCCAGTGTAGGCGTTGTGTATAGTCCTCAACAGCGTCGTCGGTATCTTCGTTTCCTGTGGAATCCCGAGCTGGCGATGCAATGCACCTTTTCGTTTCATCGCTTTGCCAATCCAGTATTCCTTTGGCATTTGGTTTACCTTACCTTTCTATTCGGTACATCTTGGTCCGACAAACGGGGCAAGTCCCCCTGGTGGCACGAGTGACACGTTTACGATTCCTAAACACCACTGGTGCAGGATTCTGCATCTCCCGCTTGCCTCTGCATTTCACACAATAAGCTGGCATATCTCACCTCCTTTACATTGTTTCTTCTCTGCTTTGCCTGTATTGGCCAATCAGATTCATTGTTGCCATAAGAAAGAGTACGGCACCTATGCCGACCAATGGCACTGCGATCTTGATATCATAGGGCATTGTAAATGTGCCCCAGATGATTAGGCAAACGCTCAGAATCACCCTGAGCCACCCTTGCTTCCATAGAGCAAAGCCCAGAAGCCCCAGGACGAAAATTACCTGCGGTAGACCGACGGGATTTCCGAAGACCATTTATCACCTCCCTTTATGATATTCAATATGCTGATAACAAAGAGTATTGTACCCACGGCGACCAGGGGAGCAGCGATTTTCACATCATAAGGCATAGCGAAAGCGCCCCACATAATTACGCATAGTGATAAGATTGCTCTAATCCAACCCCTCTTCCACAAGGCAAAGCCAAAGAGCCCTAGGGGAAAGAGTAGCTGGGCGATGCCCAGCGGGTTCTCCAGAATTGCCTCGGCATAATCGAGAGAGTACCCATAATCATTCTCAGACCAGGCACGGTAATAGTATGTGGTCATGTTAGGGTCCAGCCCGGTCACTATCACCCAGGTGCTATTGCCGGAGTATATCGGATAGCCGCCTGTCACACCATCAGGATAGCCAGTCTCGCTTGCCCTCACTATGGTCGTGCTGGCAGCGGTACCCATTGTCCAGCTGATGTTGTATGAATTGTAGCCTATCTGTGTTATCGTGAAGTTAGTGGGTGCAAGCGGTAATGCCAGCGTCGTGAAGTTCATGGCTGCTGAGTACCCAGTACCACCACTATTGATAGCAAATCCCCTCCAGAATACGGTTGTGTTCATAGAGAAGCCAGATATTGTATGGGAGAAAACATCCAGGCCGAAGTCTCCCATGTCGGTCCAGTTATGCGAGTAATTGCCCGCTGAATACCCCCACTCGAAGCCCACAGTGTCGGGATTCTCATTCCCGGTATCTATTATCTCACTGTGTAGGATCCCTGACATGCCGGTGATGCCAGTGGTATCATGGGCGGTAACGTTGGGTGCCACTATAACGAGTTTGTAGCCCCTATCTGTTGTAGAGTTCTGCGATACGGCACCTGTCATATTGACAGTACAAAGGTAGTATCTCCCATCTGGTTCAAAAACGCCATCGGTATCATTGTAAGGGCTTGTCGTCCCTCCACCGATAACTGAATAATCGGCATCTGAATCTCCCGAACTTCTATGCCATTGATAAGTTAAGTCGCCAGCTCCCCTGTAACCGCGGTTAAAGGCTGCTGTCTGCCCTCCAGCACCTTCAGCCGATAGAATACACTGGTAATATCGCCCAGCACCATTATTTGCCGTATGGTTATTAACCGTTAAAGTTACGTGTACGGCACTTGTCCCATCTGAAGCCGTTGCATTGCCGGCTGTGACCGATGGAGCTGGGGCATCTTCATCATTGTACGTGGAGGCCGTCGCCCCATCGATGTTTGAATAATCCGCATCGGCATCCCCGGAGGACCGTTGCCACTGATAATTCAAGGCGCCAACGCCTCTATTCCCTCTATTTGATGCCGAGATTTGCTGCGCAGCGCCCTCGGCGTTCAAAATACATTGATAATATCGTCCCGCTCCTTCATTCGCCAATGCCCCTGACAAAGACAAAGCAATATGAGCCGTGGAATCGCCATCGGTTGCTACCGTGCTACCAGGGGTGATCGTAGGTGCGGGTGCGTCAACATCATTGTAGGTAGAATCAGTTGCCCCGTCGATATTCGAGTAGTCCTCATCAGCATCCCCAGACGACCTTTGCCACTGATAGGTTAGCCCGCCAACTCCTCTATAGCCTGTATCTGTGTCACTGTCGGGGCTATCACCAGCATCGTTAAAGGCCACCACCTTGTATGTTCGTGATGTCCCATTATTGGCAACCGTTCCCGAAAGGCTCAAAGCCACATGAGCCGTAGAGTCTCCATCCGCGGCTACCGTGTCCCCAGGGTTTATAGTCGGTGCTGGTGCCGAAGTATCATCGTAAGCCGCAACATCGCCTAACGTATCTAATAGATTATCCCCCTCATAGACGTTGTAACCTGTGGCTCCCGTTGATTTTGTCCAGGTTACTACCACCTTGTCGGTGTGGTCGCCATCGGTTGCCACCACGTCTGTCGGTGCCGCAGGACAGGTCAAGCCCTCAGCTATATCCCCATAGCCTATCCCTGCTTCGTTCTCGGCAAAAGCCATTACATAATAAGTGGTGATAGAGTCAAGCCCCGAAATCTCTAAGTCGTATTCGCCTTCACCGAATGAGCCATCTTCATCTTCTACCTCCCAGACACCGACATTATCTAACCATACTGAAGAAGCAGCACCCGAGTTGTAAAAAACTACTACATTATCCCCCGCAGCATTAGTTCTCATTGAGGTATCTGCCTCGACTAATACACCATCAAGATAAATATCGTAGGTGTCTGCATCCCAATCAAAGTTTTTTAACTCAAGTATATACCATTGGTCGATACTAACAGTCGTACCTGTATCCCTATATTCAGTATCGTAATAATAGATTTTCTCATCATTATATATTCTCACCAAAGCCTCAGTTGTCCCATCCCCGTGGTCAATTCTAAGAACTGAGTCGGCATCCTTTCTAAACCTAAAACTTATAGACTGAGAAGAAGTTAATGGACTTTGCGTAAACCAAGCAGCGGGTAAGGAAGGTGCTTGTACGGAATAGAACTCAAACTCATAGAGATCTAGAAAGTCAGCACCTGCAATCGTACCACTAATCTTCGCCTTTGTAACTGTTTCTGTGCTACCAATAGCCTTTTCCACCCATGTAGAGTGTGTTATTGCTCCTGAAAAGATTTCGTGGTAGGCTGAATCATAATAGACAGAGATAGTCACAGTGGGGTTAGAGGGAGTAAGCCCAGTGAGGTCACGAGCATATAGCCTGATTTTGTCGCAAGTAATCGCCCCAATGGTTAATTCAAGTTCTCCATCTGGGGTTGCAGTAATAGCAAATGTACCTGTATCATCATCATACGCCCTGTCTTCATAGAACCATGTATCAAAGTCATTATGCCCAGTAGGTGATACCCAACCACTTGTATCTCCCTCTACATACAATCTCGCACTTCTTGTCCCCGTGTAGTTCTGTGCTGTATCTATCTCAGCCTTAGAATCCCCCTCTGCCGTGATTGTCCAGTCTATCGCTCCGCCATCATCATCAAGTGGGTCTTCATCTTCTCCCCATTCAAAGCCGTCATAAACTGTGGTATAGTAAAAGCCCCTTGTGGTTACTGTTCCGCCAGCATCCGTTATGTCCCCGTTTGCTTGAAACGATGTAGAGGTGGCATCGGAACACGCATCCGTTTCTACTGTCGGGGAATCATTCCACTCAACATATAAATAAGGATCTTTATCCGTACCAGTCTCTTCATTAGCCTTAAAACCTACACGCTCCCATTCTGTTGGAGTAGTACCAGCTATATCTCTGCTACTCCGTAACATAAATTTTGTTGTCCCGCTTTTGGTTATCCAGCTGATGCCGTCTTCATTTAAGTCTATAACGTTATACCCTGCTTCATCCCACCCGACTGTGGTAAGGCTACCTCCATCCCCCGAATAATTATCCCTATTGTGGTCTCCCACTTCGATTGGGTCATGGGGATATGTAGGTTGTCCATTTTGAACAACCACTAAAAAGTCGGTATCTGATCGGTCTGAATTTGGATAACCATAAAGATTTAGGGATGCACTTATTATGGTCACACCATCGGGGATTGCGCTAGTGTCGAAATATAAGCAAGTTCTCCATATCTGATAAGTGTTTAGTTGTCCCACATCAACAGATATGGCATCATCAATTATGTACTCTGCATCCTCCATATCCCAAGCAGTCGCATAAACCACATCAGTTGAAATGGTATCACCATCAGCGGAAGTTGAATAAAATGTATCGGCAGTACTAGCCAAACTGGTATTCCCAAAAGGCAATGCAACAGCTAAAAACAGGATAACCAATAAAATCCCTAGTATTCTTTTCATCTAATCTTCCTGTGAATCATCCTACTACCGTAACATATTTTGAGTTGATTAGCCTACTCGCTATCTTCATGGCTGAGCCTCCGTCATTGGCCTAGCAAGCTCTATTATGTTTTCGCCCCTGTTCAGCCTTGCCAAATATCCGTTACTATCACTGGCTAACTTTTGAAGGCTGACAACGGCGTGTTCAAGCTCCTTCCTTTTCTTGCCTTTTAGCTTCGCCATGGCTTTTTGTATTTTGTCAATGGACAGCCGCCACCGGTTTGGCTGTTCTTCCAGTACGGCGTTGTTTTGCTTGGCCAGTTTGATAAAATCATCGCCCCAGGCACGGTACTCCGCCTTAAGAAGTGTGTTGAACTGCTTAATTTCCCTTTGTTCGGTTTCCAGGTTATGCCCCCCGCTTGTGTACATTTTGCCTTCGTCCATGTCGAACACCATTTTTTCACCGACCATTTCCACCTTACGTGCCCACTGCCATGGGTCGAATATCTGGAAGGTGTTATAGAGCGGCCATATCCTGTCAGCGTTACCTAAAACCGTTCGCCACATCCTTCCGGGGTGGCCGGTAAATATCCCGCTTTGGTCCACCTCCTCGTAGTAGAAGCTGGTACCCTTGCGTAATTGGTGTTCTATTCCCCAATCGGTATAGAAGGAATCGTGGCTAGTCACCATCAAATCTACCTGATTGATTATTACGCTTGGCAAGGATGGTGATTGGGTATCAAGGAAGACTCGCAAACCTCGCTTCCTCAGTTGGTGGAGGAACTTGTCTACCAGAATGCTGCTCGTGCTCATAGCACGCTTCCTTTCTACCCATGTATCCACCTCACCGATTCCTATAACGGAGTTATTGAGAGATGTGTCAAAGCTCAACAAAAACTCAAGGTCTAATCCCTTTGGCTTATTGTCTACCCCAATCTTTTCCGGGTATAGTTCGTAGTTGGTAAATACGGTGTATCCGCGCTTCAGTGCTAGAAGGAGTTTGCGGGCCACGCGTACAGACTTGCCACCGCCACGATGCCCGAGGACGAGTTCTACGTACTCGTCAGGGAACCACTGCCCCGGTTCCTCCGGCACAGTATCATCGGCTGAGGCACTTTCCAGAAAGTCCTCAATGTCGGCATATTCCTCATGCCCGTTGTGCGGGGTGGCAGCAATAGCCTGTTCACTCATCTTCTCCGGCACCATCCTTCTTGGATCGCTTTGCGAACTCCTGGCGCCTGGCTTGGTTATCCCTCATGTCTGCGGCTGGCATGGATGTAGGCACCAGCATCCTGGCGAGTGCCATATTGTATTCACTACGAGCCAAACCACGGACTCCAAGTGCCGCGCCTACCATATTGGCAATAAAGATCAGGGTTGGTTCGTGATCACCGGCCAGGGAAGCGGCGAGTCCATAAAGTCCCCGCAACTTTTCAGGGGTTCTACCCCTCATCAGTACAGAGGCGATAGGAGCTCTTTTCTCTACATCGGATGGCAGGCGTATGAGCTCCTTTTCACCACCTGAACCCCCGATAGGAGCCCAGGTGCCGAGATCGTCACCCCTGCCATACCCTGGTCCTCTATTCATGCTCATATTTCTATCCTTTCATTATTACAACCAGCAGGAAGATGACCAGTACGCAGCCCACAATTACGATCGTGGGTGTCATAATCTTCCTGGCCTGGTCTAGCAGCGATGGTTTTGGCTCTGTTTCCAGCTCTATAATCTTCTCAATCGTGGCGGGGAATGTAACCCCCAGACTGTATAGTTTCATTGCTGTCATGCCGGATTGGTCAGCACCCTTGCCCGGCTCGGGGAATTTTAGAGGGCTATAAGAGCCGTTCTTAATTGCAATGTAAATAGGTTCGCCACCCTCATAGAATGTATAAGCCGTGTCCTCCCCGTCACTGGCCTCTTGGATGGCCTTAATATCAGCCATAGCGTCATCACCCTCAAGTATCTCGATGCCCTTTTTCTTTATCAAATATACCGTGTCGATGAGGTTTTCGGGCTCGAGTGGTGCCTCTACCTTGGGTTCCTCTCGGTCTTCAACTATATCAAGCACCACCTTCTCATTGGCGACCGCTACCTTTGGTTTCCTCTTAACTGCAACTTTCGTCTTTGCCATATATCACTTCCCAACTATCTTTTGGAACAGCCCACTGCTGAGTGCGTATAGGAGTGCCAGGCCGATCACGCCGCCCACGGCGATTAGGGCGAGCGTCCACATCTTGTCAAACCTATCGCCCAGGTCAATTCTTTGCACGGCCTTGGAGAACCCTTCGGCAAGTGCGCTGTCCTTAATTTGGTCTTCTTTGTGTTCTACTTTCACCCAATCAAGGGTTGAATGGTCAAACGGTCTGGCCATAGTCTCATATAGTAGGCTGGTAAGACCGAGGTATTTCCTTTTACCTTTGGCAACTTCTGTGTAGCTGCCCATACATTGAGGGAACGAGTCGTAAGCTAGTAAATTCTTGGGGTCGAGTAAGAACGCACCGGTAGAATCCAGTGTCCGGTGCGCCACATTCTTGTCTTCACCGATAATAAGGCAGGTGATGGCGGTACTATTATGCTTTTTCCTGCTTAGAAATCCCATATTATTTCTTCCTGTTATAGATACAACCCGACTCCAAGCCTATTCCGCCTAGAGTCGGGTTGTACTCATAGTCTGCTCTTCCAGGGCGATTACATCTTGCTACGCACTGCTCGGAAGCCTACCATGCCGGTTATGAAGGTTAGACCCAGTACATATAGTAACGGGACAAGCCCCAAGAAACTGGCAAGGCCGGTGTATGAGCCAATATCAGCACGGGTTATTAGGCTATCACACTGCGTTATGACTAATGGGAGCATTATGATGCCCACGACGACGACCACGGTGGTGAGGATGGTGCTCTTAACATCCATCTGGGTGCCCTTGTAGCCAATCCAGATTAGGACGCCACCAAACAGCACAAGGCTAATCATCATCAATAAGGGGAATAGGGTGATGATTGACTCGCCACCTGGGTATCTGGTCCAGTTTACGGCGTTAGCCCCACCCGTAAGCAGTGGCCCTACCGTGTCCATCGCGATGCCCAGCATTATCAAGCCCACGACTATGGAGATTACTCCAAGTATGATGGTCTTGAGGTTGGCTGCACTACCTGCGCCTCCGCCTGCGCCGCTATCTTTTTTTCTAAATGCCATCTCTAAACACCTCCTATATTGGTGTAGACTGTACCCCTGCTCGACCTTACAGAGGGGCTTTTAACCCTTTCCATAAGGAAAAAGCTATACCCGTTATCCTTATCTATTTCGTACTCCTGAGAACAAGGCCCATAGGGCTGCTACTACTAGGCCAATGACCCCGAGGAAAGGTATCAATCTGACGAATCCAGAGAAGCCAACGAACTCCTGGTATGCCTCCCTGACGTAATTGATGGTCAGAATCCGGGACTCCCCGGAGTCCAATCCTGCAACCACCGTGTCCTTGGTGTCCTCATCATAGGACATGACTACCGGGATGTCCGCTACATTGTCGGATGTTGCTGAAAGGTTTGTCAGGTCTGCGTAATAGTGGTCGTAAGTTAGTGTTTCTGTGGTGCTGGTTTCGCCAGATCCAACAGTGAAGGGTTCGGCATAAGCATCGGTTGTGGCATCATGTATGGTGTCGGGCAATATAGTCGTGAGAAGGATAATGCCAACTACCAAGCCAACAATGGCGAGGATGACCTTTTGCATTATTTTAAGTGTTGCACACTACTATACGGATTATCTTACAACATCTGGTGTTGTGTGGTAATGTTATTCTTAATATACTATAATTTCTGTATGGCATTAGGTACTGCTAGGTGTGGACGACCCTATGCAGTAGCAGAGATACCTTTCCAGAACACTAGGAAGGTAGGACTACTTGAGGAGTTCTATAGTGTCTGTTCTGCCTTTCACTACCGAGAGATCATGGCTGTCAGTCGTGCTCTAGGAGTACAACCATTCACGGTGGAACGCTGGAAGTACAAGATGACCTTTCCTAGATGGGACATCGCCATAGATGTAATTGAATGGGCTAACCAGGGCAAACCCATAAGGAAGGTATTACAATCGGAAAGCCCTGTAAGTATGCTTTAAGGCGGTGCTAAATGCATGGTAGTAATTGCCACAATAAGAAGTGCCTACTCAATACTGGTAAGTTAGATACATATTCTAGGTGCAGTCATCCGAACCAGAAGATGTTTATGATGTGTGAGGCACCCTCCAATTTACAGATTGACAATATACTTAAACGGTTAAAGGAGACAACTTGATTAAGAAACTAAGGTGGTTTTTACCTATCTTGGTTGCCATTTTAGGCATCTTTACCCTTGTTGCCCCTGTTCTGGCCTCGATTCCACAACCGACTGATCTGGAAATTCAAGAGGTTGCAGCATACGAAAATGCCCAAGAGGATGGTGACCAGCTATATCTCATAACATACTATATAGATTTTGAGGAGCTGCCGTCTGATGATGCTGATGAGTTGTTTCTCTTTCGCCTTTTAGATGCAGCTGATGATGAAATCGCCCTGGTAAGACCATATCCCTACAATGACAGGGGGTATGGGCTCGGAGTTGTTGCCTTTTACCTTGAACCAGATGAGGTGCCTGCATGGGAAAGCCATGTATCAATTCAGCTAATTGGTGATCCTCTGGCTGACTGGGCTGGTGGGCTCCCTGGCACTATAACTGATGTAATTACTTGGGAAACTGGCGCAACTGCCGGCATTCAGAACCTCATAGCAGCAAAGATATTGTCTCTTGCCGTTGATCTCGGGCAAGCCTGGGATGTGGTAATGACTGAAACTATACAAGGAACAACTGCATTAAGTAGCGCAGGATCCGCTTACTTCCTCAGAGTGGTACCTTATCTTATGGATACGGTCCCATCTGTGGTCGGCCAGTATATTCTTACGCCTGACTATCCAGATGATAAGCCGGAGTCGGAAACATGGGCTGACCAGTTGCAGAATAGTATAGACGGCACAATCTTTGACTTGAGTGGCCCTGCAAGATCTCTTGGCACCTCTCGCGGTGCTTTGATAGCTACTTTCTACTATGGCCTTGCTGTAGTCTTTCTTATCCTGCTGATAAACAGGCATAAGTTCAATAAGGGAATAATGCTTCTGGCCTGGCTATTCGTAATTGGTGGAATTTTCATCGGCGTTCCATTAGTTATCACTATCGTGGGCGGATTTCTGTGCCTGATTAGTACAGTCTGGGTAATCTACAAGGGAGCATACTGAGTATGTTAAGCAGGGTAGTGCGTGGCATATTGCTGGGGGTGATGGCTATGACTATTGTTGTCATCCCTGTTCTGGCAACTTACTATGCCTATATCTATGTAGAGGAGTCAACCGGTAATTCGTATGACAATCTACCCTTGATATGTAGTGCCAACATCACGCAGTTAGCCGATAATAAGTTTATCAGTTCAAGCGGACTGGACACCAGGGTATTGACAGGCGAGGGCGCTTCGCTTCCCCATATACTGGCAAACGACAAGATTCTGTTCACAACGGATCTAGAAGCCGATGAGGAAAAGACTCTAATTTTCTATACCGGGGCCACATCATTAAGCAACTTCCCTATCATCGTGGGCTATAACGGGTACATTACAACTGAGGACGATGAGGACCTTGAATTAACCTACATTCTTGAGCTTTTGGCATCGGGGTATTTTGACGCTTCCGCGGGCGCTAGTAAAAACATACTTTATAAAGAGGATGCTTTCAAGATAAACATATCGGCGGCAAATACACTGAGGGTTGCAGGACTGGAAGCAGGGGATGCGGAGCAGTGGGAAATGCACTACGGCAGTTTTACCTCGGGGGTACATACGGTATATGTGACTGCTGACGGTATGCAGGCTGCTTTATATGTGGACAACTTCGTGACGCCGAAGGACACGGAGAATTTGTTTGTTAATGGAAATTACCAGATTACTGCTACTGCCAGCATATGGAACACATACTTGAGCGGGAGGCAACATAATACTTGTTACGGTAATGGGAGGTTCTGGTGTTTCTATATAAATGGTAGTGATGTTATATCTTGGCGAAGCTCTACTGATGGAGCTAGTTGGGCTTCTGAACAAACAGTGGCAGCAGTGAGTGGGGATTCTGTGTCTACCAGTATGGCAGTGTGGTATTGGGATGGCTATGTTCATATAGCTTATGGTGCAAAGAGGACTGGTGATGACTATGTAAGATATAGGCGTGGGTTCTTGGAATCTAATGGGGATATAACATGGAGTGCGGATTGGCAAATTGCTCAAACTGTGGCTGATGGGACAGCCAAATATGCTTCGATAGCAGTGGACAATAGCGGCTACCCATTTATTGCCTATGCACAGGAGATTTCAAGCACTAAATTCTATGTTACAAAGTCATCAACAAATGATGGGACATGGACAACTGCTGGAGGGTATCCCTGGCTGGTATATAACGGTGATTCTGTGGCTGGTTTGACAGCATATACAAATAGCGATGATATGTACCTCTTGTATAGCACTGATGCGTCAAATTGGCGTTTGTATGGCAAATACTATAATGGGACTGCATGGGCAGCAGCACAGACCATATGCTCTACAATGGACTGTGGCGACTATAGTGCCGTGTCTGATGTTGACGGAAATCTTTACATTGTTTGGGAAGAGACAGCGGGTGGGCCTGGAGCATTTTTAAGGGTTAGGTATGCTGATGGCTCACTTAGTTCAATAATTGAGCTTTCAGCACAAGGGCAAAGCGCTGTCGTTTCATACAATGAGGATACTGGCGGCGTTTATATCTTTTACAGAAAGGGTGGGGATACTCACGTTTATGGCCAGGTACTTATTGGCGGCTCCTTAATTGGGGAATATCAGTATTCCAGCATGAGTATGCAACCTGCTACTCTGTCGGCTACACCCTATACTAATCATATAGGGGTAGCTGGCTATGCTTCTTCTAAGGTTGAGCATCAATATCTGACCTTCCCATGGGACTGGAACGATAACTCGAACAACTGGACATGGATGCAGAATAATTGTATGCCCTATGCCAGCGATTTAATGATAGGGATTGATGGGGTTTTGGAATTGGAATATAAACCAGCGACAATCATCCAGGGAACGGCCCTACCTGATGTGAGCGAGGCAAGCGGGCATCATGGGATAATTACATGGGGCAGCAACCCAGATGGCGTAGATGTATCAATCTCGGGCCTACAGTCCGATGAGACAGAGGACCAGTACCAGTATTACCCCTATATTGAGACAGGCAGCCAAGATATTATCAAGCCTGAGCCAGCAGGGCTTATCAGTAACGTGAACCTTGAAATACTGGAGCGTAACCCCTTCAATCCCTTGGTAGAAGCTATCGCAGATGTCAGTGGTGGCCAGCTGACAGAGAGCCTCGTATGGCTGGGAGGAGCTATCTTCTGCCTAATCGCTGCGGTAACCTTCGTTTTAATAAAAAGCAGATTCAATATCACTTTTACATGCCTGGTCGGTTTGGGTGTGTCGGTCCTATTCTATGTCGTCATGCCCATATTCCCGCTCGCTGTGGTGATTCTATTCTGTTTTGGTGCACTAGCTAGTTTTATCCTTGAAAGGATGCCAACTTGGTAAGGAGAACACATGAGCCATAAATTACTAACAACATTCTTGCTAGTTTTTGTGGGAGTGTCTATCCTGTCAGCGATATATCAGGGAGGGGGTGGCATCGTCTCTACCACACTTGCAGGCAACATAACTGAGGAAGAGGCATATATCCCCGCTGAAAGCACAGCTCTCTTCGCCGACAAGGAAATCATCGTGATTGATAATGAAAAGATTATGTACTCTGCCAAGAATACAACGAGCTTTACAGTGTATACCCGTGGCTATGACGATACTACTCCAGCGGAGCACACTGCCGGCACACGTATTTATACCACTGAGGCTAGTGTCTTGAATAATGCCATGGGTTTCAATATAGCAGTGGAGGTTGAGGCGGGTGGAACATGGGGTTTAATCACATTGCCCATCAAGTTCTTTACAGGCACATTGCCTCACCTGATTATGCTTAATGCCAACTTTCTCAAAAGTCCCGAGCTCCAGTATATCGGCATAATTTGGTTTGCTTTTGGTATTGCATTGCTCATTACCTTGGCGGTAGTGATTGCCCCAATAGCCGTTAGCATGTTAACTGGCATATTCGGTTTAGTAAGGAGGTGAAATATGAGTTTAGCTGACCAAATGCTGTACTACATAAGCAGCTTATCGGTTCTGATTTTCACTATCTTCCTTTTTATCCGGGGGGTTAACCTCATACAAAGGATAGAGGAGCAAAAGTGGCGAGAGCACTTCAAGAAATCCATAGAAGCAATCGGCAAGGTGATGAGTCCGTCCAGGGAACTAATCCACGAATGAACGCAGAGCGCAAGTGGATGCGTCTCCAGGAACTCGGGCTGGCCTTGCTTCTTGCGGTGCCTTGGGCTTTTTTTGCTGCGTATCTGCTTTTCAACTCCACACTTATCGTTATGATACCGTTTGCACTAGCAATAAGCGGCTATTGCTGCTTCAGGTGGGGATATGAAGAGCGGGTGAAATTGCGAGATCAAGAGGAGAAGCAGTGAATGGAACAGGCAACAACTTTAGCTATAGTGCATATAAAGTGTCCTCATTGCGGAGATATGCACAGGGTAATCCCTGGCGTAGGCACACCTATTTACTGGTGTGGTGATAAGTTGATGAGCTTAAACGATGAAGATAATGTGGAATACGAGGAAACGCCGGAGGTGTATATATGAGTTTCATAAAAGAAGAATGGTGGTGCAAGGTAAACGAGCGTCCGGGTAAGCCAGATGCGAGCTTGCAAAAAGAGCAAGAGATGGGATTTTGGCGTAAGGGCTGGGAGTTCATCAAGCTACTATTTATATGGATTGACTGACTGCCCGAAATGCCCATAATGGGCAATAAATAGGTAGTGGTAGCTATAAAAGAGGGGTGAAAATAGGCTAGATTTTAGACTGTTTTGAGCAATTCATCAAAACGGAGGTGATATATGGCAATAGCAACGGAGATTAAACAAGCCATGTCCGAGGCCGTACAGAAACGGCAAAGCGAAGTGGTGCATCCCTATGAGATGACCCAAGCCCAGTATGTTGATGACCGAGTGCGTAGGGAAATCAAACAATATGAACGTGCCATAGACTATGCCAAGAGGGAACTCGAGAACATGACCTCCAAGGTCAAGCCTATCATCCGCCAGAAGAAGGAATTGACAATCGATATGTGGGGTAGGCAACTTGCTAGGTTAAAGTCTGGCGAGTGGCAAAAGGTCAATACCAATTATCTCCATGAGCAATACGCCAAGATGGTCAAGAAGGCCATCAGCACCGGGCAACCAGTCCCCCAGAACATCATTAACCAGGCTCCAGAATACAAAGCGGCCCAAGGATCACGGGAACGCTACGAAAAAGGCTGGAAGACATCATTTGCCAACCGGTCTGTCGCTATCAATGAACAAATGAAGCAGGAACTCGGCTATAAAGTCAAAAGGCAGGATGGTAAGCCCATAGAATCAGGACAACTAGAGGAGATTGCCAAAGGGGTTGGGGAAGTAGAAGACGCTCTTGGTCCACTCCATGACCTGTTTGACAATACCGATATTACGCTAGTCCACACAAGTGGCAAGCACCCATTCCTTAGTGGCTTTGGTGGAACCTACACCCCCAAAGAACGAGCCGTAAATGTCGGGGTTAAGGGAACCAATGCACTCGGCCACGAACTAGGCCACTGGCTCGACCACGAATCCGGCAGGGTAGAAAACCTCAATACTCGTCTGTGGGGCAAAACTGGCCACAAAGCCATCGAAAGTACATCAACTGCCGAGGCGAGCGAAAAGAGGTACAGTGGACAACAGACTACCCCACTGGGGAACCTTATAGAGCAAGCAACCTTCAAGATCAATGAAATCCATGAGGTCAGAGACATAATGAAAGCCGACTACGGGAAGGGGCTCAGTGATGAGGAGAAGGCAAAGACTAAACTAATCCGAGAGCGCCTGTCACCCTACTGGCGAGAACCCCGGGAAGTTTGGGCTAGGCTTGTCGAACAGTACATAGCAACCAAGAATGGGCAAGCCGGGGTAGCAACTGACTCGCCTTCCTTTTATGAAAAAGCTCCAGGATGGTGGACCAAAGACGAATTTGCCAAGATGATGCCACAGGTTGAGACACTAATCAAGGGTAGGTTAAGGACACTCAGGGGTAGTGATGTGGCTCCACCACGTAAGAGTGCCACAGCCGAAAAGAAGCTAGAGGAATTTGCCGATGATGTCAAGCAGTTGGAAAAGGTAACAAAGGTTGAGGAGCCGAAAGTAGAAACGAAACCCCCAGAAGCACTAAAGCCTATCGAACCGAAGCCAACGGTAGAGGGTGCCCAGATCAAACCCGGCGATGTTATCACCGATGGCTTAGTGAACGGCAGGGTTATAGCAGAAGGCACCGTGCGAATGGGAAGGCAGGATGTACAGGGCTACCAAGTGGTCATCACATCTGGACACCAGGCCGGTCAAACTAGTGTAATACCGAAGGACCAAGCCAAACTGGTAAGGAGTGAACCAGCGCGAGCCCCAGAATCCAAGCCCAAGCCCACCAAAGAACCGTGGGAGATGACAAAACAGGAATATCTGGCGATGCGAGAACAGGGCTTGGTTGGCTCAAAGGCACAAAGCCCCGAACTATACTATGGGAATCTGCGACCAGATGACTCAAGGCGTGTCTGGAAAGGCACTATGAGTAAGTACCACTTGGAGCATATAGAACAAGCCCTCAAAGAAGGCAAGCCCGTACCCCCCGAAGTCCTGAAGGACTACCCTGAACTGGGGAAGAAAGAGGTGCCAAAGGCTGGTATGCCCAAGGTAGGCTTTGTCACTAAGGAAATTGGGACATCGGGCGAGTCTTGGAAATTGACGGATGTTGTTGATACCAGTTTGGGCAAGGAATATGAATTTACCAAACTAACCCCAACTGGTAGGCTGTCTCAAGTATCGTCACGCTTCCCCGAGCATCAAGTAAAAAATATGGCCGAGGCCAAATCATCTCCCCAAGCCAAGGTCGTGCCGGAACCCAAGAAGGAGACCGTGCAGGTGCTAAGGGGCTCAGGAGACACAGAGGTTAAGAAGCTATGGGCAAGGCTAGATGACTTTAGAAAGAAGGAACTTGACCCTCTTGTGAAACGGTCAGATGACCTACAGAAGCGATCATACCATGGAGAAAAGGGGCTAGAGGATGAGCTCAAAAAGGTCAGCCAGCAAATAGCAGAGGTGCAGGTCAAAGGTAAACCACTAGAAGATGCTTGGCATAGTAAATTCAATGAGGTTGTCGAGGTGCCAGTCTCTAAGGTAAAGGCCAAGCCTGAGCCAAAACCCAGGAAGGAAGAGCCCGCATGGGCAGAACGCCGAGTCTACTCTGGTGACCGAGATGCTTTTGGGCATCTGGTAACCTATAAGACAAAGGGACAGGCGGAGAAGGGTGCAGAGGCACTCAAAAAGCGATTCCCATTCTATGAGATGGAGGTGTATGAACGCTATCCTGGCGTATGGGGCGTAAAATACCGTAAATCACCTGAGACTTTAGCTAAAGAGGCAAAAGCGGAAACCAAGCCCAAGAAAGAGCCAAAACAGCGAAAGGAAATCGCTGCACTCAAGCCGAAACCTAGTGTCGCCGGTATACAAGATAAGCGCTCAGACAGAGCCATTGCCATAGACCGGGCATTGCTGGCCAAGCGGGTAGTCACAGTCGATAATGCCGAGGTATGGCGGAAGAATCCTAACCGGGTTGACATCCGGGGCGTTGACACCCCAGGGCGAGGTCGGATACTCCCCGGCGTGGCCTACGCCGACAAGGGCAAGAAGAGACTATCCCGGAAACATCACCGGGGATTCAAGAAGATAAAGTTTACATAGGAGGTTACAATGGATAGAACGCATACGGAACTAGCAAAGAGACTCAAATCAAAGATCCCAAAAGGCTATCATGTATTATCTCAGGGGTGGCCAGTAAAGCGAGACGCAATGAGTTCAGCCAAAAGAATGAGGAGAACGGGATACAGGGCAAGAGTAATACGCGATGGTAAATTACATCGCCTAGTTGTTAAGTGAGGTGAATATGCCAAAGAAGCGGAAGGTCGCCCCGCTGGGTACAGTGTGGTCAGTTAGAGCCACATTGCTGAACAGTAGAGGCAAAAAGGTAGCGTATTGTGTAGATACCCCAAATGCTATTGCCAAGGCCCTTATGAAAGTGCCATCCGCGACAAAAGCACACAGCATCTTGGGAACACGCGCCAGGCAATACTACAAGGACCGAATGAAGTCTTGGAACAAGGCTAGAAGTGGCCTTGTGCGGATAAAGTAAAGTTTGAATAGGAGGTTACAAATGTCATATTATATTAAGTATCCCAAGGACAAAAGCAGGAAGGTTAGTGTCGTTACACAGAAACCTAAGCGTGGCATCGTCTATGGCTTTGCGGAAGGCCCCCTGAAGACAAAAACCGATGTTACACGGCGACTGAACCAGATGGGTATTCATAAGAAACGACGCCCTGCCAACTTTCTCTAAATTGCCCAAAATAGTTGAAAACCCCTGCCATTTTATCTGTCTGGACAGATACAAAACCGCATTGTTTTGTTGATTTTATGGCTCAAAACACATATTCTGGGCAATCCCTAACACCCACCAAATAATTTAGTAAGAAATCCCCAAAACCCCTTGACAAGCCCATTATTATACTATACAATATATATAATACTATGGAAGCAAACAGAATTAAGGAACGCCGGCAGGAATTAGGGTTGAGCCAGGTGGAACTAGCACGGCGAGCCCGTATGGCATCCCCTAATTTGAGTGCTATCGAGTGTGGGCGATTGGCTCCTTGGCCCAAGGCGCGGAAGTCATTGGCAGAGGCACTAGGGATGGCTGAGATACAGCTATTCCCTGACGGTCAAGACAAGGTTGGTTGAATGAAGGGCAAGGCTCAATATCAGGAGATAACCTTCAAGCCGGATAAGAAGCATAGGGACAAATACTTCAGCGCTGGCTCATTCGCTCACCCGGCCAAGATGATGTTGCCTTTGCAGCGCTGGCTTATCGAGAGGTATTCCAAGCCAGGGGAAGTGATACTGGATCCGATGGCTGGCCAGGGAACGCTACTTATAGCTTGCACTACAGGAAGGCACGTCATCACCGTTGAGCTGGAGGCAAAGTTTGTCCAGATGCAAAGGGACAACTGGACTAAGATTCAAACCCTCGGTCCCGAAATGGGATACGAGATGGGAACGGCGGTTATTTTACAGGGCGATGCCATACAACTTGAAGGATTACTGGTGGATTCCATTATCTCGAGCCCGCCGTATGCCGAGAGTAACGTTACCGGTCAACCAAATAGTTACCCAGGCTCACATGGTCCACATTCCCAAGTCCAATTATCGGATTATCGCCAATCAAAAGGCAATCTCGGCAATCTCCCCTATGGCTCAATAGATGCTGTGATTAGCTCACCCCCATACCAACAAAGTGCCACCGGGGAAGATAGGGCTCCCTTTTGGGAGAAACTGTCTAGGGACCCGACATCAGCAAGGTTTGGGCGTAAATCTCACCCTCACACCGCCCAAGGTTATCAGGTTGATGCTGTCATATCAAGCCCACCGTATGAGGATAGTCTTAGCGAACCTGAAGACCGCAAACACTCTATTGACCAAACCAAATGGGGGGATGGCAGGAAGATTGCGCCACCTCATAGCCAAGTTCATCTGACATATCCCTCGAGCTCACCTAATAACATCGGCAACCTCAAGTCCGACTCCTACCTTCAGGCTATGCTTCTCGTATATCAAAACTGCTTTGCCATCCTCAAGGATGGCGGACTGCTGATATTAGTTACCAAGAACTTCATCCGGGAGAAACAGGAGATCCGGCTGGATCTGGACACGATAAAGCTATGCGAGCAAGCTGGCTTCCAGTTCGTTGAAAGGCACTATCGGAAACTCACAAGCCAATCATTCTGGCGCACGATCTACCAGCAAAAGTATCCCGATGCGCCGGTGCTGGACAAGGAAGATATATTGGTCTTTCGTAGCTAAAATTACTGCCCATTTCATGTATATTGGGAAATAGGAGGACACCATGAAAAGCAAATACTGGAGAGCCGTTAATATCCGAGTGAATCACCTTGTCAAAACGAAAGGGTGGGGTCGCCGCAATGCGCTATTGAATACCCGCATACTGTTTAAAAGCTCAAGGCACTGGCGCAAAATTTATGAAAATATGACGTAATTGCCCATTTCGCTTCAAGTGAGCAATAAAGGAGAATATGGACAAACTAGAAAGAGGGTTTTTAGCATTCTTAGCCATTCTTGCGATGCTGGCATTGATTGCTGTAATCCCAGGCTGGAGTTTCCTAGTCATTAAATTCGCACCTATATGGATACCATTTGTCGAATCTCATCTTATCCTTAAAATCATCGTAATATCAGCTGGCATTGCAGGAGGGACCATGCTTCTAGTGCAACTGGTAAACTTTGGTGTTAGTGTTTGGAAAAATAAGGGAGAGCAAAGCTAATTTTATGGCTCAAATCAGGCTTTATGAGCAATAAGGAGGGAACATGATTAAGATTTGGATTGCCATGGCATATCAGTATCGCGAGGTCGAATCATTGGGGAAAGTCACTGTGCCAGGCTACGAGGAATATGAATTTCACGCAACTAATGCCATTGAGCCGTGGAATAAAGGAATAGTCAATATAACTGAGGCCCGAACCGGTGAACTAGTTGGCAGTGGGAGTGATATTAAGCAGGCGACTACCTCAGCGTTGATGCAACTCGAAAAGTACACGAAGGACGAAATAAATGCGAGGATTGAGAAGGTATTAAAACGCCATGAAGAGGAGATGGCTGAAAACGCAGTCCCCAAATGATTGCCCACTTGGAGTATAGTGAGCAATAAAGGAGGAGTAAATGTTTAATGTTGAGCAAATGATAGATTGGCTCTCGGAAACGTGGCGTATATGGCTCGTCTTCACTATCGTAGTCTTAGCGGGCTATTGCCTCTATTGGTATCTGTTTGGCCAGCGCACTTATCGAGCCGTCAACGGCAAGGCACAGATCAAGCATGGCCGGCTAGGTAAGTGGCAAGACTTAGAGGCGCACCTTGAGGACGAGCATCATGCGTAATTGCCCAGAACAGACAAATTGAGCAATAAGGAGAATGGAGAGATGGTACTACAAATGCAAACGTTTATTGAACAAAGAGAGTCTGTGAAACGCCAAATCTATGAACTAGAAAATGACAATAGGCGGTTACAGAAGGAGCTAGATAGTAAAGAGGCTGAAATGGATGCCAACCGAGATGAGATAGATAAGCTCTATGTTACTCTCCGCCAAATTGGGCAACCAGTGCAGGAGTAATTGCCCAATGGCTATATTTTTTTGACTTTTAGACTTATACTTTTTGTAAGGGTAAAGCATGACAATGGCGACTAGCACAGCACAATTCATTGAGCGGTATGCGCAGGGCGAAACTCGCCCTAGGTTACTAGACCTATTCTGTGGCGCTGGTGGGGCAGCCATGGGCTACTATCGTGCCGGCTTTGAAGTAGTGGGTGTGGACATTAAGCCCCAGCCTCACTTTCCCTTTGAGTTTCACCAGGCAGATGCCTTGACCTATCCCCTTGATGGCTTTGATGCTTACCACGCTAGTCCACCCTGCCAGGCTTACACTCGATTAACTCCACCGGAATACAAAAGCAATCATCCCGACTTAATTGAGCCTATCAAGGAACGCTTGAAAGCTACGGGCAAGTTTTATGTTATAGAGAATGTCCCGGATGCACTGTTTCTGCTAGATAATCCGCTTATGCTCTGCGGGACGATGTTTAATTTGCCTACTCACCGGCACAGGTATTTTGAGATAAACCCACCCTATTATCCCCTTCTACCCCGATGCCATCGCATAAAATGCCCAGTTGTTGTGTCCGGAACAACAAGGCGAAAGACAGGGCGATTAGAATATCGGGTAGCCGAAGTTTGCAAGGCTATGAAGATAGACTGGATGAACCGCAAAGAGCTTGATGAGGCGATCCCTCCAGCCTATACCGAATACATCGGGAAGTATCTCCTAAAAGAGGTTTTGAGAGATGATCGTCTATCAAGAGCCTAATGCAACCGTCTATTGCGGACACGCCTTAGACCTGAGAGAGCTGCCGCCTGAAAGCGTGGATATGTGCATGACTAGCCCACCCTACTGGGGCCTCCGATCCTACAAAACCGAGCCTCAGATTTGGGATAGTAAAGATGGGTGCCGGCATGAGTGGGCGAAGGAAACATTAAAACAATTCAATGCACAGCAATATTGTAGTGGCGGCCTTACCGTAAAGGTAATAGGTCGTGGTGAGCAGGGATTTACTAGAGGAACAACTGGGACAGCATCCCAGGGCACCTTCTGCCTTCACTGTGGGGCATGGCGAGGCGAGCTAGGCTTAGAGCCCACCATAGAACTCTACATCTCCCACTTAATACAAATCTTCAATGAGGTCAAACGAGTCCTGAAGCGAACAGGTTGCTGTTTTGTGAATATAGATGATAGTTATGCCGGGAGCGGCGGCGCTCATAACGAAAACCATGCTAACCCAGGATTGTCTAAATCTTTTTCTCGGGGTGGCGCACCGCTTTATGGCAATTTAGGAATGGCAAACAGATACTTAGCACCGAAGGGGATGGCCGCCAAATCCCTCTGTCTAATCCCTCAGCGTTTTGCTATCGCAATGGTAGAACAAGGCTGGATATTAAGGAACGACATCGTTTGGAACAAGCCAAACCCTATGCCCGAATCGGTTAAGGATAGATTTACAGGCTCTTGGGAACACCTGTTTTTCTTCACTAAGAGCAAGAGATACTTCTTTGAGCAGCAGTTTGAGCAATACACGGGACCCCTCAACCGATGGGGAGGGGATACACTGAAACAGGAAACTATCAAGACCGCTGCATACAAGGATATGCTTCATCTAAGCCCATCCTCAGCACTTAGGGCCGGCAACCAAATCCGCCCGAATGAACTAGGTCGCAACAAGCGTGATACTTGGGAGATATGCACAGAATCCTCCGATTATGACTTCTGCTTGAACTGCGATACCTACTTTACTGGTAAACGCAGGAGCAGTATCCAAACTGTAATCATAGATGACAACCCCAAGAAGAAATGTCCCGTATGTGGTAGCACAGAAGATTGGTTAGCCCACTTTGCCACCTTCCCTGAGAAGCTATGTGAGACACCGATATTAGCGGGCTGCCCTGAAGCTATCTGTAAGAAATGTGGGAAGGCGCGGGAGCGAATCTATGAAAAGACGGGGCATATAAACAAACGTGAGCCAGCACATCAGCCTGGTAATACCCCGACAAAAGTAGATTCAACTGATTGGGGACCGACTGAAAGACCCACCACTGAATATACCGATTGTGGCTGCAATACTGGCTTTGAGCCCGGCGTAGTTCTTGACCCATTTATGGGAAGCGGGACTACTCTCGCAGTGGCCAAGAAACTAGGCCGTAAATCAATAGGAGTAGATATTAGCGGAAATTACTGTAAATTATCGGTCAAGAGAATACAGGGGATTTCGTTGCCGATGGCATTAGCGTAACTGCCCAAAAGGGCTATATTGAGAAATAGGAGAGGAACAACATGGATTATAAAGAGACTGTGATGAGCGATGAACAGATAATGGAACTAGAGCCCAGATTCAAGAAAATGGATGCTTTTGTTTGTGACGGAACTGACTTTGATAAAGTAGCCGAAGCCCAAGCCAAGCTCACATGGGAAGCACGACAGAATGAAGTAGATGAGGCTGAACAAAGAGGGATAGAAAAGGTGGTGGATAAAATAAATCCTCAGATAGAAGCATTTATTCAGTCGCCCAAAATGCCTGATGAATTGGCATTAGTGATTAAAGTATGGTGGCAAGCCTTTCTAAAGGAGGTAGAGAAGTGATAGAAGAAGCTATTAAAACGCTACAAGTTATGGAAACTAACCCATTCGATACGAAATGGAAGAAGTCATTAAGGCTAGGCATTGAGGCATTGGAACGAGAAAGAGAATGTAGAAGTAATATGCCTAGAGAAGAATGGCTTTTATTACCCAGTGAGACATACATACCTAAAAGCGTTGGTAGGCTACCAAGTGATGAAACTTGATTGCTCAAAAGAGCCAAATTGAGCCATAATTTTAGCTATGAAAAAGCAAGTACACGCCGCCATATATGCCAGGGTAAGCACCGACGATAAGGGCCAAGACCCAGAAACCCAGCTCGGGTTGTTACGTGATTATTGCCATGGTCGGGGCTGGGATTTCAAGGAGTATGTTGACCATGCCAGTGGAAGTGACGGCAACCGGGAATCATTGAGCCAGCTAAAGCAGGACATCGCATGGCACCGCATTAACACCGTCGTGATCTACCGCTTTGACCGCCTGGCACGCAACCTCCGTGATCTCCTAGAATTAGGGGATGATTGGAACGGGCGTGGCGTGGACCTCATTAGCCTTACCGAAAATGTTGATACCACCTCAGCCCAAGGCAGACTAGTTTTCCAGATTTTCGGTGCAATGGCAGAATTTGAGCGAAGCCTGATTAGTGAACGAGTTCGGGCTGGTTTAGCACGAGCCAAGCGGGAAGGTAAGCCTGTCGGGAGACCTCGCATGAGGGTTCGGATCCCACCAGGGATTGTAGAAAAACTACAAAAGGGAGACATCTCACTTTTTGAGGCTGCCAGAGTTACTGGTATTCCTCGCATGACACTATCCCGCCGGCTAATAGAGCGCGGAATCTCCGTTGCCCAAAAGTCTAGGGGTGACGGTAGCTTGGAGGTTGCTGAGTAAATTATGCCCGACCAAAAAGACTTCTTTTTGGGCAATGGAGAAATGCGGGAAAGTAAAATGACAAAGCCATTACCAATAGAGGCAAGTGCCACAGTCTATGCAAGCCCTACGGCTCAACTGTTCTACCATCTAGGCAAGGATTGCCCTTGTTTCCGGGACGGCGGTGCCAATGAACTTCAAGCCCTCACCCAAGAACTGGCCAAACAGCGGCACTTACAGCCTTGTTACTTTTGTGCTTGCGAACCACCTCCACCACTCAGCCTCAAGGAACGTGCAATAGAACTGGTGGAAGGTACCTGGCGGTGGCTATTACTCCCTGCCAGCCTAGTGGCGGGTGGTGTTGTTTTGATTATCCACTTCCACATTGGATGGCCAGCAATGCTCTTAATATCGGTCAGGCTAGGAACTGGGCTGGCCTTTGCGCCACATTCCCCCGTTTAATTGCCAGTCCGATGATTGTGGGGGGCTTAACTTTTGTGGTATAATGACAGTGAAGGGTGCTGGTGCCCTCGAAATGAAGGCTAGAGATAGCGTATATAGGTGTCACCACCGGGCGTGCAGAGGGTTGCCAGACCTAGAGAGGATACTTTCTAGGATAAAAGAAGCTGGGATAGCTTGAAATAGCTACCACGCCAAGTAGATGCGTTCTTTTGGCGAGCTAAAAATGGGTAGGAGCCTTTTATACAGCCAGCCAGTACCATTCAAGTTCACAGTTTCATATTATCCACCGGACTCGCCTTCTCATGTGCCGACAAGGCATCACTAACCCCGAAGGTTTGTACATAGCGACGAGTCATTTGCAGGGTACTATGTCCCAACAGACTTTGAAGGTTGAACTCACCCATACCGTTCCTAAGACAATTTACTGCAAAACTATGGCGAAAGGTATGCGGCGAACACCGGGCATCGGTAATCCCCGCCCTTTTGCCTAGGCGCTTGATTAGCGACTGGATGCCCCGAGCCTTGATAGGTTCGCCATTCTCGCCTATCCAGAGACAAAGTTGTTTGTCCTTCCTTAAAAGCAGATACCTCAAAATAGTCTTTTGGGTTTCTTTGCCTACCCTGACAAACCTTTCCTTCCGGCCTTTGCCCATGACTTTAATAATGCCGTTGTCAAAGTCGATGTCGTTTAGCATAATGTTGGCCAGTTCCGACAACCTCAACCCAGTATCCAAGAAGGTGAGGATGATAGCCCGGTTTCGATGCCCGCGGAATGTATCCTCGCCAAGGACTACCAGCATCCGCCTTATGTCGTCCTGAGTGAAAGGCTGGATGACCTGTTTGGGTACCCGAGGCGGGTGCATCCGCTCCATGGGGCTGTGTTCAAGAATTCCCTCCGCCACGAGCCAGTTGAAAAATCTATTGACACACCCATAGTAGTCATGCACTGAGGACGGTTGAATTCTCTCCCTGAGTACAAGCAGGAAAATCCGAATGTGGTTTGGTGTTACATCCCCTGGCTCCTTGGTGCCCTGAGACTGGCAGAACATGACAAAAGCCCCGACTTTCTGGGCGTAGTCATCGATGGTACGCGGCGAGAGTTCGTTAACTTTGCAGGACAAAAGAAATATTCTTAATTGCCCGCCTAAAGTAGTATCAGAAGTTATTATGTCATGTATATTCAGATGCCCAAGTGCTGTATTTGACCAGCTTTGGGACTTGGCTATATTCAGATGCTCTAATGCCATACATTTTCGGGTCCCCCGGGCAATTTTAGCTTCAAAATCGGGGTGAGAGGATTTGAACCTCCGACCACCTGAACCCCATAAATATACCCCGAAACCAAGCAAGCTGTCCCAGAGAAGCCTACCCTTTACGTCTGTCTTAGTCTGCGTACATACTCGGTGATAACTCCATAGAGACACATACCATCAGCCTCACAGCGCCCATGTTCGTCGAGGTCGCACCTACCCTCATTGTCCTCAACCCACTGCTCGTTATGCCCGTCCCTATTATACCGCTTTATCCCCACCAACTGCTGCTTTCCTGTTACCGGCTTCCCGACGACCACCACAAGGTCACCATGGGTAGGAAGGATGCCAGTATCCACGATAATGGTATCCCCTTCTCGTATCTCTGGCTCCAATGCTAGGCCCTCTATCCTATAACCATGAACTGTCTCTGGGGCTACCTTGGCCCGAGTACATACCACATAGTCCACAGGTTCCATGCCTACCTCATATATTCCGGTATACACCGGGATATATGCTTTCAAACTCTGCTCTACCAGTTGCCATGTATCTAATGGTCCTGTCTCACCTACGAGTTGCGCTATTGTGATATTTAATCCTCGTGCAAGTGCCTGTAGAGTATCACGTCGAGGATTCTTAATTTCCCCTAGTTCTAACCTATAAATGTACGTCTGGCTGATGCCAGACAGCTTGGCCAGACGATACTTCGTCAGGCTTTTGCTCTCCCGAAATGCTTTGAGCCTGGCCGCCAAGGTTTCTAATCCCACTCTGCGCTCCCTTCGTTTTGAGTTGTATCGATACCGCCTCCCACATGAGACCAAATTTTACTTCGGTAATAAATTTTATGCAAGTCATCCAAATAGTTAATTATTTTCTGGCGTTATGTAAACCTTATATGTTGACAAGGGGTAAACAGATAGTATATTATATGTAGTGTAACAGAAATGGAAACAGCGACAACAAATCTTATAGAAGCGATAGACAGGGAGCGCACCAAGCGCAAACTAAGCGACAGAAAGTTTAGTAATCAGGTGCTTGGTATCAGTCATTCATACCTGTCGCTGCTAAAAGCCGGTAAGCGTCCACTGACCCCCAACTTGGCCGTGCTTTTCATGCAAAAACTGCCCGAGATCGCCCCGGAGGTGACAATTTTCATTATGTCCCAAAGAAATGATGGAGAAAACAAAGAAACCCTAAATAAAGTGGGGGTTAAAAACAGGCAGAGGTACATAGATGCCTCAAAACATCTTACACCCCCCTAATAACCTAGCATAAACGCCACTAGAGGTTAATGCAGTTAAGACAAAGGAGCGGTAAGAAATGGACAAAACAGAACGGCTTAGAGAGTTTCTAGCGATATTCCAAAAGGAGAATGTCCTTAGTCTAAAGGGCTGGTCGGTCAAGGAAACAGCAATCAACCTTGGCCTCTATGCCCTGATGCTCTTGGTAACCGCACTTTATGTCGCCCTGGGTGTCTGCCAGGTCGCAGCCAGTTTGATACAAGGTTTCAGCGACCTCATTGCCAAGGGGCTAGTCAAAATCATGCCTGCGCCCAGAGAGGAGGAGGTATGAAACAAAAGGGATTTACTCTGATTGAGTTACTTAATGAAACCAAGGGACAACCATGACAACCACCATAGAAGTACACCCAATACCAAGAGCCCCATTATGGAAGCGGATTATCTTCCTGACACAAGCAATCTCATGGTGGTTATTTATACGACCCATCGAAAAGGCAGCCATGCACAATGAGGAAACCAATGACCTCAAGCGAGGCAATAATAGATGACAAATTCTAAGGCAGGGCGTCACCACTTTTGGCGGGAAATCCTCGGAATGCCCTCAGGGATAGTGGACATTGTGAGGAAAAGGCTAGGGGCGTTTATATTTTCCCGCTCCTCTTCTCCTCCCGTCCCGTGGGCTGCGGCCTTCAGTGTAATCGGGGAACGACGCCCTGCTTATTTTAGCACATTGACAAAGGGAGAATGATGAGAGGAATCAACTCGATAAAGGAATCCCTGGTAAAGCTCACGCCTGAGCAACAAGAGTGGCTGACGAAAACATTATTGTTGATGGCCATCGCTCTTATAGCGCGTACGATTCTTGACCTATGGCCGAGTACAGGCACGGTCTTGATAAAAGCAGCCACCTTTGCCGCGGCACTCCTCTGCTACGCCAAGTTAATCTCACTGACACCAAACCGGCGGGGACTGATTAAGTGGCTCATTCCGTTGTCCGTGGGTGCGTCCCTGAACTACTCCGTGTGCCTCGCCAATGGCGGTTTTATGCCATCTGCGAACCAAGTTACTACCAGAGGTATTTACATACCGATGGACGGAGCCAATCTTATTTACCTGGGCGATTGGATAGCAGGCTTTATCAGCCCAGGCGACTTTGTAGTGCTTGCCGCCTTTGTGGGAATCATGCTCACACTGATTCGGCCAAGTCGACAACACACCCTAGTGAAAGAAACGATGACAGAACTGGAGGCTCAATGAAAGGGATACTATTCAAACCCTGGAAGATAAAGGCTATTGCAGAGAGCAGCCCTGATAGAGAATTGCAGACAAGAAGGGTGATTAAGCCGCAGCCTGATATGGGATTACCTGAGTTTGATGGGTATTCACATATCACTGTTGGTAAATTCCACCCGACTAAGATTGATAAGGATGGCGAAGAATATCCGGGTGATGAAATCTTTGGGGCTTACACAGACGATGGCGAATGGGGCTGGAAAGCCCGCTACCAAGTCGGGGAGACTGTCTATGTTAAAGAGGTTCATTATAGATATGGCAAGTGGGTAAAGAATGGGCTGACAAAGACAAGGAAGCAAAGGTGGGAATTTAAGCCTCTGCCCGAGCTTAGGATAAGTTCAATAAAAGGCGTGCAGAGTTTTCGCTATTATGATAACCCCCCTGACGGAGTAAAGCCAAACTCTTACAGAAAGGAAGGCTGGTATAAGCGTTCCCCTCTCTTTATGCCCGAATGGGCAGCCCGTTACTTTATCACGATAACAGATGTGAGGGCAGAGAGATTGCAGGAGATAAGCCGAGATAATATATTGGCAGAGGGGATTTACCCCTTCCCATATCATAACAAGACTGAGTTCAAAAACCTTTGGAACTCCATCAACAAAGACTATCCCTGGGAAAGTAATCCCTGGGCCTTTGCCTATTCCTTCAAAAGAGTAGAGGCTGAGCAATGAAAATTCTAAATATTTATGGACAAGAGGCATGGCATACTGAAGCTCGCATTATAGGCAATCGAGAGGGGTTAGAAGCTCTAAAACAAACCATTGACGATGCTTTGAGAGTGCCTGACGGGAAGGCTACCACGGAAAATGATACAGAACCTCTCTTTGCTTCTGACGGCGAAGGATATGAAGTAATTGTGGAAATGCACAACGATGAGTGGGGAATTAAAGCACCAGAGAATAGCTTTTGGTGCAGAAAAGAGAATTACGCCCAATATACTATTTTAGAAAGGCAACAGAATATAAAGAAATGAAGCAAGCAATCAAAAGGACAAGGGCTGATGCGGGAAGGCTAGGCGGCACCGTCACCTTGCAAAGATACGGTAAGGAACAGCTCGCCACATGGGGCAAGCTCGGCGGGCGACCCCGGGCATTAACTTATGACGAAATCAGGCAGCGACAGCGCCTTGAGCGAAATAATATAAAGGAGGTACAGGGTCCTCCGGACAGCCATGACTTGAGAAGGCTCAGGAAGCGTTTGAATCTGCCCCGCAGGTCGAGCGGCATCGATGAAATACCACAGGCAGGGACAGCTCAAGAAACCCCACGCGAGCAAGTCCCTGCCGGAAAGGAAAGCGGTCGAGATTAACCGCCATGGTTATTGTAACAAATAAAATGACACAAGAGGAAATAGAGAACAAGACGCTTGAAGCAGTGATGCCCCAAGCCCAAAGCAGGGCAAGGAATTTCCTATGCCCTGACTGCCGTGATAGGAGATGCCTCACAAACTTGAAATGCAAGGCGTTCATTCTTTTGTCGCAGAGTTACGCTTGGGAGATAGTTGCCGAAAAGGCCGAATTGAATTAGGGAGGTGACAGAACAATGAAACTAATAACAAGGCTTAAGAAATTCCTGAATGCAATCTACCCAGTCATACTTATATTGACGGGCCTAAGCATCTTTGTCGTTTGCATTACAAGTATAGTGGTGCTATCCAAATTCACTAATTTTGAACACGCATGGTTGTATCACCTGGCAGTCATCAGCCTTTTCATCGCTACTACCTGGTGGTCCTTCTATTTTATCTATATGGCAGTGAGGATAATCGAGCAACCTAAACAAAATAAAGACTCTAAAACAAGGAGGTGAACAAATGACAAGTAAAACAGAGATGAACCCTCGTTGGGTTGAACTCCTAGGTAGGGGCTACAACTTGAGGGACAAGGATGGCGATGCCGCTGTTGCACTTTACTACAAGGATGCCTTCATAACCGACTTCAACCAGACTAAGGTAACAATGGAGGAGGTCATAAACGAGGCCGAACAGCATTGGCAGCAAATAATGGGCGACACATATCAAGTGGCATCCGCGAGGGAGGCATAAAGTATGGCAAACGATGGGAAAGGTGCAATAGCAACCATAGTAAAACCACAGGAGACTAAGGCAATCGTCCAGTGGAAGGGTGAACCTATCGCCATTACTTTCCAAGACGTTAAGAGTCTGATTTGCCCTTTAGCCGCGGACCAAGAGATAGTTGTATTCCTCAAAACGTGCCAGAGCCTTCAGCTCAATCCCTTCGCCAACGAGTGCTTCCTTATCAAGTATGACGCAAGGGATAAGGCGGCATTCGTTATCGCGATAGACTCGTACCTGAAGGCGGCCGAGATGAATAATGAGTATGACGGGTGCGAAGCCGGGATAATCCTCAAGGATAGCGGAGGCAAATTAGAACTAAGGGAAGGCGCCTTCTTACTTGAGGAGGATAAGAGCAGGCTAGTCGGCGGCTGGGCCAAGGTGTATCGCAAGGACAGAGGACGCCCGACTTATGTGGCAGTCAACAAAAACGAGTGTATCAAACTCACCAGAGAGGGAAGGCCAACACTGTTCTGGAGCGAACCGAAGCAACCCTGGATGTTGCGTAAGTCGGCACTGAAACGCGCTCTAGTAGAGGCATTCCCATCACTCTTCGCCGGCACACTGGCTACGGCGGAAATTACATCCGATATAGAAGGCGAGTTACCCCAAGCATTCCAAAACGGTGACGATCCAGACTGGGCTCAATTCTGGGTAAGAGCACAGTCCGAACTGGGGCTAACAGAGGCTCAGATCCATGCCCTCTTGCAGGTGGAGTCGGTAAAACAACTAATAGAGCAAGGGCAAACCTTGGAGCAAATCTGGCTGATGTTGGTCGACAAGGTAAAGGAATCCCGGGCATCCGAGGCTTACCCACAACCCATGGATGCGGACTTCCAGGAACTATTTGAGGATCCAGTAGCCGATCCCCCGGTTCCCATAGACATGGGTTGGCTTAATGATGCGCTTAAGGCGCTGGAATGGACCGATGTTGCATCTTATGTAAAGGGCAAGTATCCCGAAGCTAAAGGCGCCACGCTGGGACAAGCAATAGAAAGCCTGCCCCCGGAGAAGCAAGCGGAGTTTGTCGCCGAGGTACAGAAGAGGTTGGAGGCGAAGGCGAAAAGCTAACAGAAGGTAATAATGGCAAGGGCACTAACACTGGAACGGCAAAAGCTCAAACAAGATGCCATAAGAATCCGCCAAGAGTTAGGGTGGACGGAAAGGCACATTGCTAATCACCTTAGCTTGCCACAACCAACAATTCATGTATGGCTGATTAATAATTCTGTACCTAGTGTGATTAAGAATAATGGGCAACTTGACCTTGGCATCGTCCATATCATTGATTGCATCAAGGGCATGAATAGACTACCACATGAATATGCGGATTTAGTCTTTGCCGACCCGCCATATAACCTCGGTGTGGATTATGGAAACGGAGCATCCTCTGACCGCCACGATGCCTATTACGATTGGTGCGTCGAGTGGTATAGAGCCATAGAACGCATACTTAAACCTAGTGGCGCATTTTACCTTATGCAATACCCAGAACAGTGTGCCTACCTACTACCTCGGTTGCGTGCATTGCGATTCACGCTTCAGCGCTGGATTGTATGGCACTACCCAACAAACATCGGGCAATCCCCTGGCAACTGGACACGAAGCCACAGGGCTATCCTATTCCTAACAAAGGGTGATAAGCCAGCCTATTTTGATGGGCTTGCGGATCCTCAACCCTACCGCAACCCGACAGACAAGCGCATTCAAGAAAACCTGAAAACCCGCCCTGGCGTTGTGCCATACGATGTATGGCTGGACTACAACCTAGTCAAGAATGTGTCTGACGACAAGACATCATGGCCAAACCAGATACCAGTAGCACTTGTTGAACGCATCGTGAAGGTATCGTGTCCGCCTAATGGCATTGTTTGTGACCCATTCATGGGTAGTGGTACGACTGCGGTGGCCTCAGCCAAGAACGGGCGGCGATGGATAGGGTTTGACACTATGGTCGAATCAAAAACAGAAACGGAGAAACGACTTGGGGCACTATAACCCATACTACGACATACCAGAAGGCGAGATAGGCGAGGACATTGTCCGTGCCCTACTCTCAGGTAAGGCTGGGGCAGTAGAGGTTAAGCGAGACACCATAGTTAGTGACTCTGGGAATATAGCCGTAGAGTTTGAATGTCGGGGGAGGCCAAGTGGAATTAGGGTCACCAAAGCGATGTGGTGGGCTTACTTACTAAGTGGCGAAAACTACCAAGATGAGGTCGCCATTATGGTGCTAACTGAGCGGTTGCGTGCCATCTGTGAGTGGCTAATTAAGAGAGGCGAGTGGATACCTGGTGGTGATGACAATCAAAGTAAGATGGTACTCCTTCATCTCGGACGCTTACTCTTGTGGAATCCTGCGTTAGTAAGAGTTAAACAGGGGGCAATTAAATGACAACTACCTTAATGGATGACGCTTTCATTATGACTACTGCCAAAGACATGATACTAAAACTAAAGCCAGCCTACCCTTGCCGTAATTGCGGTACTAATAACTGGTGGTGGCGACCCGATAGCGAGTATGGCTCTGGTGAGTGGATTTGTGGCAAATGCCATCCTAATCCAAACCCAGACATTGATATCAATATGCCATTCGAGGTCGAAGCAAAATGACTACTACCTTACCACTTCCAAGAATAGGAGTGCTATGAGCGATGTTTACATAATGAATACTGCCTTTCTCGATTCATTCTCTTCCCCTTTACCAACCTGGCGGGACCAGAAACCCAGGCTGGCCTCGCCTCCAGCGAACTGTAGGCTGTGCGGTGAGCCGCTTATTGAAATCGAGTTCAAGAAGTACTTTGCCCTTGTGTGTGACAATGACCGTTGCCACATGTTCCGTCAGCCCCAGGGCTACAGGTCGAAGGACCCCAACCCAGAGCCAGCACTATCATACCTGGAGCAAAGGAAAACAAATTACCAGGCGTTGCGGGCACTGGGCATCCCCTGTATAAAGGCAAGCATCCTATCGAGCAACAAGAGGACAGAGGAAATTAAGGAACAGGCAAGGCTGGGAAGCACACAGTTAACCTTGCTTAGAGGCTACTAAAGGAAGGTGAAAATTGGCAAGGATAGCTAATTACAGCACGACAGTAACAGCCATGAAATCTATTGGTGAGATTCAGGGTATGTTAGTGGCCCATGGTGCCAAGAGTATTTGGATAGACTATGACCAGGGCGAGCCTGTGGGCCTGGCATTTATTATTGCTACGGCCTATGGCGACACGCCATTCAAACTTCCAGCAAGCATTGACAGAGTGCAAGCGGTGTTGAATAAGCAGCGGGTAAGAACTCAGGTGAGTAAAGAGTTCGCGTCCCGCGTCGCCTGGCGCATACTCAAGGATTGGATAAGAGCACAGACGGCGATCCTAGAGACCGAGATGGTAAGTGTAGACCAGATATTCTTGCCATATATGCAGGTAGGGAAAGAGGGCAAGATACTTTATGAAGTTATGTTGAACCATCATCTTCAGTTACCAGGAGGAGGCACATGAACAGAACAAAAATCGAATGGGTTACGAATCCTGACGGCAGCCAGGGTTACACCTGGAATCCCATCACGGGATGTTTGAACCATGTCAACGGACTATGCAAAGGCGGGGGCTTTCCCTGCTATGCCTGTAGGCTGGCGAATGGGAGATTGAAGCAGAGGTATCTTAAAGGAAATTATCGAGAATGTATTACTCCTGAAGGGAGCGAACCGTCTAATGACCCCTTCTATCCTCGCTTTTGGCAAGAGAGATTGGAAGAAGTATTACATCGTAGGATAGATTCGCCATTGAAGGGCATCTTTCCCTGTGATATGTCTGACTTGTTTGGCATCGGAATACCCGAAGAGTGGACTCGGAAAGTATTAAGTGCTATTGAAACTAACTTTTATGACCGCTTCTACCTCTTAACCAAGCAACCTCAGCGATTGCCCGAGTTCTCACCGTTTCCTGATAACTGCTTCGTGGGCGTGACGGCTACGAATCAACAAGCATATCTTGATGCTATTTATACCTTAGTCCATGTTAAAGCCCCCATTCGGTATATTAGCTTTGAACCTTTGCTGACTGAAATCCCTATGACTCCAGAACAACTCATGGCTAGTATCAACTGGCTCATCATCGGTGCTTGCACTGGCACAGTCAAGGAAATGTCACATCTATTTGATAAGTACCCACATCTTACACCTGTGCAATGGGAAAAGAAGTGGACAGCTCAGCCCCGTATCGAGTGGGTCAGGGAGATTGTCGAGGCTGCGGACAAGGCGGGAGTAAAGGTGTTCCTTAAAGACAATTTACTGGAATTGGTGAACTATCAGTCACCAGAGACAGACTTCGCCTTTAACAAAGAGGGCTCTTATAGACAGGAGATGCCGGCATGACTGAGGTCTTAGAGATTACTGAACGACACGCTATGGAGGTAAGGAATGACTTAATACGGAAGATAGTGCAAGTCTGTGCCACGTGCCCCCATGGCCAGGGCAAAGGCAGCGGTCTGGTATGCAACCGCAAGCGTGGGTGCCACAGTAAAAGGGTAACTAAGTGGCTCAAAGAGCTACAAGAAATAGATAGTATAAAGGAGGTTATCAATGGCAGAACCGTATGAAAGCATCTCTCTCTACAGGAAAGGTCAAGCCCTCACTGGAAAAGGCGATGCCCCTCACATTGACAAAGAGTACACGATACTCAAAGACGAGACAGTAGAAGACGTGAGAACTATCGTGCTCCAGGAGAAGGACCTAGCCCCATTTCGTGAGAAGGCTCGCAAATTGGCAGAGGTAATGGCTGAGATGATAGGCGAGGGCGAGAGCAAGGTAGTAAAAGAACTTCTCCTTGATGTGCTTAAAGACTATGAGGAGAAGAAACTTGACGAACTTTACAAGCGAGTGGTGGAGAGAGGTGAGCCAGTGAAAGCGCAAGAGGGATGCTACAAACTGATAGTTGGAGATGGTCGAACTAGAAAGAGCGAACACATAATGCTGAGAGAGTAAAAAGGAGGTTATTTATGAGACACATTAAATGGACAGACAGAGTTAAGGGACCACTCAATTCCGTCAAGGAAACACTCAATTTCAACAGGGAGAGTGCCATACACGTCGCCCTAGCTGTAGTGGTGGCAATCGGTATCAGCGCAGCTATGATCCACGGCATAGCCCCCAGTAAGAGTATCTACAATGCAGACATGGAAAGGATGGAAGCGGGCATTACTCACATAGGCTCAAACTTAGCCAACCTCTCCATGGACACCGACACTATACTGGCATTGTGGCCACTGGCGACCGAGGCACAACTCAACACCGTCAGCAACAAGGTTACAGGCCATACCGGGGACCTCAACACACTCGATGACAGAATCACCACAGTGGAGGCTGACGTGGCGGGAATAATGGCCAGCCCTCCGGAGGGGTACCTGACCGGCACCTTTGGCAACTACATACTCCACGCCAAGTGCAGCGAGGCAGGGAACTTCACCGCCACCGTGCACTTGGTATACTCGCCGCCACTATGGCTTGATGATGGCAATAGCACAGTTGAAGAGGTACTCGGAGGGTTTTCCCCGGCTATGAATTGGGTTACACCTACCGTTGCGTACAATGGAACCATGTGGACAATTACAGGAGTGGCGTTCAACATCGGCATCTTTGCCATGGTGTCAAATAACGAGACGCTGGTCGGTATAACATTCGGGGGGCTTAGTAGCACCTATGAGCCTGACTTTGCCTACGTTGAGGTGTGGCCGGTACTGAAATAACGGTTCCATTAAAATATAAAAGAGGGAAAGATGGAAAGGAACGGCAGGATTAACACCTCATTCCAAGACGAAATTCTAGAGTGCGTGGATTGCCACCAGAAGTTTACCTTTAGCACCGGCGAACAATCCTACTTCGCATCGAAGGGACTTGCAAAAGTCAAAAGGTGTCCTGAGTGTAGGTTACGTAGAAAACAGACGCTTCACCCCCCAATGAGTTATGACGAAGCAATCGAGCGTGCCAACGCTCTATTCCCCAACTATGGCAATCACCAGGGGGCGCGCGATGGGTAAAACTATACACCAAAACAACAAAACCACACAAGACCAGGCGGATAATGGGCTCACCCCTTATCAACTGCTAGTAAGCTGTAACTACTCTGTGGTCCCCTCTGGTGGGGGGAAAAGTGGTAAGTCGCCGCTAGTTGAGTGGACACGCTACCAACACGAAACACCCACACTAGAGGACATAGGGATTTGGGAACGAGACTTTAATCCCCCACTGTGGGGAGTAGTCACCGGGGGGGTGTCCGGCATAGTTGTTATAGATGTAGATAAACCGAAGCTACGAGCAATCTTCGACAAAGTTGGCCTATCACCCCATATTCAAACGCCACGCGGGGGGTTTCATTATTGGTTCAGACACCCCGGACACTCGGTTAAGACCATGGCTGGCATACTACAGGACATTGACATACGCGGCGATGGTGGGTTTATCAATGTAATAGGCAAACGGACGGACGGCGAATACAAAACCTTAATTCCACCTTCGCCGGATGCGCTTTACGCATGGGATACGCTACCCGACCAAATAGCAAAGGCTCTAGTCAGGCAGACAACACAGGCCCCACCAGTAGAAGGGGGTATCATACCCGCCACGAAGCGAAACGCCACACTAGCCAGAATAGCGGGAACGCTACGAACCAAAGGCTTATCGGAAGATGCGATAGAGCCAGCACTACAGGCAATCAATATCGCTAGTTGCAAGCCGCCGCTAGAAGCGGACGAAGTTGCCAGTATAGCTCATAGCATAGCACGATACCAACCAACTGAGGACGTAGAAACTGGCGAAGGTATGACAGTCACCAACACAGACACCGGCAACGCTGTTAGGTTAGTAAGGCTATTCGGTGAGCGCCTTCGCTATTGCTACGAGCAAAATTGCTGGTATGTCTGGACGGGTAAGGTGTGGCAAAGGGACTTAGGCGCACGGATTAGCCACTATGCAACAAAAACAGCCAAAAGTATCTATGTCGAAGCGTCGAAGGAAACGGACACAGCGGCGGCAAAGGAACTCGCCAAACACGCTATGCAATCTGAAAGCAACCATAGGATAGTCGCCATGATCGCCCGGGCTGAATCACAGCCGGGTACCCCTATCGAGGTACACGAAATAGACCAGGATAATTGGCTATTGAATTGTGCCAACGGAACGGTAGATTTACGGACGGCGGAGCTATTACCCTTCAACAAGGACCACTACATCACCCACATCATAGCTACGAAGTACGACCCCGAGGCTACGTGTCCTATATTCGACAGGTTTATGGACAGGGTGACCAGGGGTGACATGGAACTTATGGCCTATATTCAAAAGTGTGTAGGCTATTCCTTGACTGGTGACACCCGGACCGAGCTCGTGTTCTTTGTCTATGGCGAAGGGCAAAATGGCAAGTCAACCTTTATTAGCACAATTCGGGTATTGCTAGGGTGTTACGCACACCGGGTTAGCCCCGATATATTTATGCAAATGAAAGGTAAGGGTAGTGGTGGACCGAAGGAAAGTCTGGCCAACCTTCGCGGCAAGCGATTCGTAGCAGCGAGCGAGATAGAGGAAGGCCGAAGGCTGCATATGTCTTTAGTGAAGTCACTAACCGGCGCTGAGACTATCACGGCAGACCGCAAGTATGAACACGAAATCGAATGGCAACCAACACACCACCTTTGGCTTAGTGGTAACTACCGGCCAGAGATTCGAGACGATTCTATAGCAGCATGGCGAAGGCTGAAGATTGTACCCTTCACAGTACATATACCAGACGAAGAAAAAGACGAGGCTTTGAAGTTTAAGCTGCTGGATGAACTACCTGGCATATTGGCCTGGGCCGTGCGCGGATGCCTTGCTTATCAAAAGGACGGCTTGCGGGACCCACAGGCCGTCACCCAGGCGACCAGTGACTACCGCAAGGAAAACGATATTCTAGGCATCTTCATTGACGAGTGCTGCATTGTGGAAGATGGAGCCACCATCACCAACACGGGACTTCGGGCAGGGGTAAAGGCATGGTGTATCGGTAGTGGGCTTGATTCACTGAATACCCACCAGGTTAAGCGCTTCATGTTGGCTAGGGGGTTTGAACAAGGGATCAGTAGCGGTGGTAAACATAGAATATGGAAGGGTATTAGGACTAGAGAGCTAACGGACACCATACCAGAAGATAGCCAGCCGCCCGACAAAACTAGTGACAAAACTAATACTTGTGACAAAAGTTTTGTCACAACCCATAAACTTTCCCATGTAGAAGCCTCACAAGGAAAGTTTCCTGAAAAGACCGAAAGTTTTGTCACTTTGTCACAAAAAGATGCTGTAATGGCAAGGCCGGCACAACAAGGCTACCCCGATTATCCTGCAGAGCCCTGTAAGTGTGGTAGCGACTTATTCTGGCCGGGGACGCCTGGCTGGCAGTGTTGTACCTGCCGTCCTAGGCCGCCAGAGGATGATTAAATGACAAGAACGATACCACGATACCACTATACCCCAAAACAGAACGATACCATGATTGACGGCGCTTCACCTTTCAACACTGTGAACTAATCTTCTCCCGAGAAATATCAAAGCAATTCCAGCACCGGCACAAAGAACATAGAACAGAAATGCCAGAAGTTCTGAAACGTCACCCAATCTTAGCGATAATATCACATTACTAAAATTCAGCAACATACGCACCACCACTAGAAAACACCAAACACCAATAGCTGAGCCAATTATGATTAAAATAACGCCCAATGCCTTTTTCATTGGTAGAATGATAAATAGGTTAGCGATATAAGCAAGTGTTGTCAAGAGAGATTGATACGGGGGGTTAAGCTATATCCGTGTTCAGGATTTTTTATTGCGGCGTGAGAACGTCAACTTGCGCCCATGTTTTATCCGTGCCGTCACAACGCCCATCGGCAGCTCTACCAATGGCGGCACCCTACCGATAGACCTGAGCGTCTTCCGTGGTGCGTGTCTCCCCTTTGCTATTACACTCCCCCACGGTGGCTTATGCCGGGAATATACCACATCAGGCTTCGTGCCAGTCGTGCGGAACGGTGGAAAGATGCTGACCCAGTACATACCCTGCTTCCAGGTAGCGAGGGCTGGCCCCTCACGTAGCTTTTTCTGCTTACCCTTGATGGGTTCCATCTTGGGTCGTCGTGGCGGTATGATGGTCATTGGGTGAGGTTTAGTTTTTGTTACTATCTCAGTTATTAACTTGGTGACAATTTTAATCTCTTCCTTCGTGGCTGTTTGTATTTGTTCCTTCAGTGCTGTCTTGACGGCTGTTTGTACGGCAGTCTGGACGGCAGTCTGGACGGCTGCCTGAGTTTGAGTTTGTGTCTTAGTCAATGACCTAGTTTGTGCCTTGGCAAAGGCATATATCCCTGCTTTAGTGGCATCCTGAATCGCAGTTCCTGTAAATACTGACTCCCCTGTCTCGTCCTCAATTTGTTTCAATGCCTGTGCCAATGTCATAGTTCTTAAGTAATCATCAAGCCTCGTACCAATAGCCTGATGCTCTTGTTGCCTATCTTTGCCTGTCTTAGGCCTTATACCAGGGAAGGCACTCTCGTTGTCCGTCTCTCGCTTGTCTACCTTCTTGCCCTCTTCCATTATCTGCTGTTTGGCAATGCGAATCCTCTGGGCTGCCTTCGCTTTAGCCTTTGCCTTTCCCCCTGGGCTTACCTTCTCTTCTGCCTCCACCTTTTTGGCAGATTCCAGAGCCACGCCACGTTCCTCTGCGGTTTTTGTAGTATCAATCACCTTCTCAGCAGGAATAACTAACTTGGTCTTAGTGGCAACCTTCAATCCCCTTTTTTGCTGCGTAATTGACCTCTCTAATTCCGCGGCATGATTATCCAGGATTTTCTTCCTTCCAGGGCTAGTCACTTTGTCTCTCAGTTCCCTAGCTAAATCCCTTTCCCTTTCCTGTATCTCTAGGGCAGCCTCTCTTCTTTGGATATTCTCTTGTCTTGCCACCTCCTGATGAATCCTGTCCGCCTCCCTCTGCACATCCAAGAAATCATAAATATCCCCAAACTCCCCCTGGTACCTATCCTCAAAATAGGCTTTATCATAGTGTCTACTCAAGTATTTCATTATTTCCTCAGAACCACTTCTCTGAACATAGCCAGGAATCCATTTGATAAGCTCCTCGTATCTTCTTTGAACTATCCTCTCAGCTTCCCTCATAATTTCGTCGCTCCGCTTAGCCTCGAAATCAGAGTCTCCTAAGTGCCAAAAATCATCAGTAACCTTTACTCTAGTGGCCTTTTTAGACTTTATCCTCCCCCAAACGTTCTCAGTGGTGAGGGTTTCTAGCAACTTCACCTGTTGACCCGCCTCTAGCTGTAATGGCTTGTCCTTGATTTTGCCAGCCTCTAATTGAAGTATCTTTACACCTTCCTTGAGTAGCTTGACGTCCTGTTTCTTGATGGCATCGTATATTTCAAAACTTGCTTTGACCGCTTTCTTGGTGGGGACCTTAGCCTTCTCCATTAGGGCGATTATCTCTTCAAGGCTATTGTTTAATTTCTGCAAGACACTCGCATAGCTTTCCCTGCCATATATTGCCTCGGTAGTCTTCTGGATCGCCTCAAAGGTGTCGCGCTCCATCTTCACGACCTCACCCTTAGTAGCCAGTTCACCCTTGCGGTACACATTATAATTCAATGACGAGCCAATAAAGTTACTGAGTCCCTCCACGGCTTTGCCTAGCCTTGCCTGAAGCGACATTACTTCCATAGTGAGCTTTTTGGTGTCAGGCTTGATTTTCTCGCCCTCTGCCAGGTATCTCATCCTCAACTCGTTTACCAAGTCACCAACCTGCCCCTTTAGTATGCCGATGAGCCTGCCATAGCCTTCTAGTTGGCCACGAGTCATACCTTTGCTCATTTCATCCTCTATAACCTTGATTTGTTCCCCAAGTTCCTTGATGTCTTTGGCTATCTCTAGGGCATTCCGCTCGCCAAATAACTGAGTGGTGACGGAATCAATGTCCATGGCAATGGTCTTTGGCATATCTCGGACTTCTGCTTTTTGCTCGGCCTCCATCCCAATGGAGTTCTTGAGGAAAACATCACTAAACCCCTGGACTGCCTGCACCATGGGTTCTTTAAGTTCCTTCAGTTTAGCTTCTAGCTCCTTCTCTCTCTTCTTGTATTCATTAAGCGTTTTCAACTGGCTTTTGGATTTGGCCAGCCCAAAGTCACTGATGGCTTTTAGTGTCTGTTTGAGTTTCAACTGTGTATAGGCATACTCGTTGACTTTGGAGCACATCTCGTTGTAGGCAAGCGCTACCTCATCGACCTTGGCTTTGCCGGTAATGACCGTCTTCTTATCAACTAACCCTACGGTAATGCCCTTGCCTGCTTCGTACACATTCCGCCCCTTGTCATCCCATAGCCTTGCCGCATACTCGACGGGACCGCCCTCGAGCATCTCCGGTGCAAACCGTTTAAGGTGTTCAATTTCGGCTTCTGTCGTCTTGACCGTGAATCCCGAGACAGGTGCGAAAACCTTGTTGAGTATCTTAATTTGCATCTGAGGGGTTATATTCACTGGAGTCAATACCCCGGTTTTCCCTTTTCTTACATCGCCGATTTTAGTCTCGAGCCGCCTTATTGCCTGCCCCCCAGCGGGTATTAGTACAAAAGGCGCCGTGCCAATAACCCCACTTACAAAGGCATTTGCCGTGTTCTCTAGTAAGGCTTGGTTCTGGTCCACTGTCTTGATAGCCGCGTTATGTACTACCTCTTGGAAGAACTCTTGTCCACCCTGATTCACAAAGTCCGTTATCATCCCAACAGTAAGGTTCTTCCACCCATATTTCTTAGCTGCGCC